CCCCAGCCCCGGCGGCTCCACGACCCCCGGCGTCCGAACCCCCGAAGGCGGCTCAACCCGCCCCGGAACCCAAGCCCGAGCCTCCGGCGGAACCCAGGCCCGAACTCGTCACCATCAAGTACGAGGGCCAGGAGTTCCAGCTTCCCAAGGAAGCGGCCGAGGCGTGGCATCGCAGGCAGGAGGCGTTCGACCGCGGCTTCAAAACCGTCAAGGACGAACTCGACGCCATCAGGGCGTCCATGCCTCAGCCCCCCAAGCCCGCCACGCCGAGCGAGGAGGAAATCCGCGAGCAGTTGGCCACCCGGCTGTTGACAGAGCCCGACAAGGTCTTCGCCGAGTGGAAAGATCAGATGCGCAAGGAGCTCACCGAGGAGTACCAAGCCGATGTCCGGACCCGGGAGTTCCAGGCGAAATTCTGGGGCGACAATCATGAAATCCTGCCCTACCGGGAAGTGTTCGACGGCCTCCTGATGAAGAACGCAGGTTCCTACATCAAGGAGGGCCTCACGGATCAGCAAGCGTATGAGCGAACGGCGGACGCGGTTCGGAAAATGATCCTGTCCATCAAGGGCAATGGTCAGCCAGCCGCCAATCCCGCCGATCAGCACGTCGAGGAACCCGGCCCCTCGGGGGGTCCGGCTGCCGTAACGGAACCGGCGGACGAGGGCGTCAGCAGGAGCCTCACGGAGGCCATCAAGCGTCGGCAGAACCAGAAGAACCCGGTTCTGGCCGGGGCGAGATAGCCCTCTACGCCGCGCAAGCGAGCGAGGACAAAATGGCCGAGTTCACCTGGACCTTCGATGTCACCGACAGCGTGTACAAGAACCACGCGCTGAGTTCCAAGATGCGCGAGACGAGCGTGGCGCAGTCGGTGGTCATGGAGCACTTCAACCCCGAGCCAAACTTCGGCAAGGGGCGCGGCGAGTCCGTGACCATCACCAGAATCCACGCCATCACCGAGCCCACCACCGCGCAGCTCACCGAGAACGTCCCCATTCCCGAGGACACGTTCGCCATCAGCCATCAGCGCATCACGGTGGCCGAGTTCGGGCGGGCGATTCCCTACACCAGCCTCTCCGAGGACCTGACGGACTTCAACGTCCAGAACCAGGTGCAGCGCGAACTGCTGAAGCAGATGCGCCTCGTCCTGGATACGCGCGGAGCCACGGCCCTCAAGTCCGGCCAAATCAAGTACGCCGTCACCGGACTCTCCAGCAACAACATAACCACGAACGGGGCCTTCGGGGCCACGTCCAGCCAGAACATGAACGTGACCCACGCGGCGCTCATCCGTGACCGTCTGATGGATATCCAGTTCCTGGATCCGGACGCCAGCGGGGAGTACAAGGCTGTCTTCCGAACGAAGGGCCTCCGCGGCATCAAGGACGACCCTCTCTTCGAGGAGTGGCACAAGTACACCACACCCGAGATGAAGGCCAACTCCGAGGTCGGCAAGGTCGAGCAGATCCGCTTCCAGGAGACCAACCACTCCAACGCCTTCGGCACGGTCGGAACAGGCTCCGTGCTCGGCGAGGGCGTGGTCTTCTCCGAGGACGTGGGCGTGTTCATCGAGGCCGTGACGCCCGAGCTGCGCATCGGGCTGGCGCAGGACTACGGCCGCCGGAAACTGGTGGCCTGGTACGGCGTCCTCCAGTGGGCGCAGCCCTACAGCGACAGTGGAAACGCGGGTCAGGCCCGAAGCCTCCACGTCGGCTCGCTCTAGGAGGAGGCCACCATGGCGGGTGATGTCAGAACGCGGCTACGGTTCCAGGCGGTTCGCGGAGCCACACAGTCCACTAGGGAGACGACCTCCGGGGATCTGCTGGTTGGTGCCAGCAACGATTTCGTCAAGTACACGGCCATCGAGAAAGAGCGCATCCACCGGGCCATCGTGTATGTGGTCACGGCGGATGCCACGGCGACGCTTGATGTTCAGCTCATCCGGGCGAACACGATCGATCAGGCGCTCACCGGCGGCACGACCATCGACAGCATCCTGATCCCCACCACGCACGTTGCGGGCCAGGGCTTTTACAAGGACTTGAGCCCTGCCTCGGGGGACATGGAGCCAGGGGAGCAATTCGTCTTCCGCGCCAAGAGCGGCCAGGTGGGCGGAGGTGAGAACTATCACCTCAGTTGCTGGGTGATTGTGGAGCCCAAGAGCGAGGCCGACGCCAACCTTCCTTACCCCCAGCGCATGAACCAGTCGTCCTAGCGCTGCGGACTGGATAAGGAGGATACCATGGCAAGCAAAACTTCGGATCGGCTGAGATTCAAGGCGGTCCGGGAGGCGACGGCCAGCGCAAGGAATACGGCGACCGGGGATCTCCTTGGCGACTACCGGGGCAGCACGACCGGGGATGTGCTCAAGTATTTCTCCGCCGCCGGGGACAAGCTGAAGAGCGTGATCGTGGCGGTAATTACGGGAGACACAGGAAACGACGCACAGATCGCGGTCCTGCGAACTCAGACCATCGATCAGGCGCTCTCCGCGAGCGGAGTCGCAACGCTGGATCTCATCACCATCGCCAGCGTGGACAAGGTGCGCGGGATGCTGACGTACAAGGACATGGGCGGCATGAGCCAGGACATCGATCCCGGGCAGGAGATCGTCTTCCAGACCTACAGCGGAGCCCAAGCGAGCGACAGGTTCGCGTGCTACGTCGTGGTCGAGCCGAATGACGAGGACGCCGGGGCGGTGTTTCCGGGGCGGATGAACAAGTCGAGTTAGGCATCCGGCCGGGAGGGGAGCCCTGATCGCGGATCGGCTCCTCTCTGCCGCAAAAGGGACTGATTCCGTCTTCATTGTCCCCTCCCGGCCACCGGATGCTGGAGGCAGATAAATGGCAATCCAGACCGGCGACGTGACCATCAGCAACCTCAGCCTCCTGGGCAAGCGGGCGGCCGGGGGCGGGCGCTACCGGAATACCGCTACCCTCTCCGTGGCGAGCGGGGACATCTACGGCACCGACCACCGCATCCCGGTGGACAAGGCCGCCCTTGGATGCCCCACGGCCATTGAATCGTTCGAGTTCCTGAACGACGGGGCTGCGGGATATCAGTACCGCTACCACAAGGACAATGAGGATATCCTCCTCTACGTCCCCAGGCTCCTGTCGGGAGCGACGACCATGGACGCGGGGTTAGTCACGACCCTGGACGCCGTCCGGATGCTTGGGGCCGCACGCCAGTACACTGGCGTGGCGCTGATCATCACCCAGGACTCGGGCGCGGGAAACGCCATCAACACGAGCTACCAGATGCCCACCCTCATCGAGCTAACGTCGGGCGACATCATGGTGGCCATCACCCTGGATGTGGCCTACGTGGGCTACTAGACCGCCCGGGACAATCGGGGAGATTGCATGAGTCCGAAGCAGCTGACTGAAGACGAGCTTCTCAGGCCGACGAAATACAAGGTCGATCACGGCACCATGACCATGATGCCGGAGAAGACCATCCCCACCATGACCATCACGGTCAAGGGGTCGCCTCCCGTGTTCCTGCGCGAGGGGGTCTTCTACGACCAGGGCGGGAACGAGTACGACATGGATCAGTTCCCCGGCGGGGAGAAGGGCCTCATCCGCCACCTCGTTGAGACGGCCAATCCGGAGGTCCTGGCCATGCACGGCCTGGCCGTGGACGGGGCGGCCACGGCGCCCAAGGCCGATGTGGCCCCCGTGCGGCGACTGCCGCCCAAGGAAACTTTCAGGCCCTCCGACACCGGGGCGGAGAAGGCGGCCCTGCTGGGCACCCTGGGCGAGGAACGCGAGATGGACATCGAGTCCATATCCAGCGTCCTGGGCCTCCATCCGGAGCGGGTCCGGAAGCTGTTGTCCGACCTGGGAGATCAGATCGAGCGGACGGGCGAGGGCAAGCGCGGAAGCCCCTACCTCTATAGGCTGGCGAGGAAAACCGAATAGGGGGGGGCGTCTATGTTGCACGGTACAGCCCTCCTCGTGCTGATCGGTTGGATACTCTGGCTATCGACCGTGTGCGACCGCGCGCGGGACGTGACGCCCAACTGGCGTCGGTGGACCCACATCCAGTGGGCCGCCGGGGCAGCCTTCGTCCTCGCCTCGCCGTCCTGGCCCTTCACCCTCCTGTACCTCTCACTGTGCGCCGCCTATTGGCTTCCCTGGGTTGAGGCCAAGTCAGGCGCTTTGAACGACTGGTTCATCAAGGTGTTCCTATTCGGCGGCTTCTATGTGGCCGCCATGCCCCGCATGGAGGCCTGGATGCTGCCCTGGCTCCTGCTTTTCGTCCTCATTTGCGGGTCTTCCGTCGCCTTCTGGATCGCCATGGTCAAGTGGCGCGGGCCGCGCTACGCCCTCCGCATCCTCGGTTGGGAATATCCCTGCTGGGAGATGTGGCCCGACCGGGATGAGCCCACGCCGGGCGGTTTCAACTGCCACGGGCGGATGATGAATCCCGTTCATGCGGGCGCATGGGGATCTATCTGCGTTTTCGCCTCCCTGGGGCTTGGGGCGATGTGGCATCCCGCATGGACGGCCACGGCGGCGATTGGTGCCTTCATCCTATGGGGCTCTGGAAGCCGCGGCGGGGCGCTGAATATGGCCGCAGGAGGATTGGCGTGGGCGCTGGCGGGCGGACCCTACGCGGATTGGGTGTGGCTGGGCGTGTTCCTCTGCGCGGCACTGGCCAGCTACCGCAAGGTGCGGGACTGGTCCTGGGCTGGGAATCTGTCCTCATGGCGCTTCCAGGTCTGGTGGGACTCCGTGCGCCTGTGCCTGGGAAACCCGTTCCGGGCGTGGGAATCTGCGATGTTCTGGCTCATCGGGACGGGTCCGTTCGGATGGCAGGACATCGCCGAGAAGCATCTGCGCAAGTATGGGGAGCGTTCCTGGCTGTCGCCGCACAACGAATACGTCCACATACTGTGCGAGCATGGGCTACTCGGGCTTGCGGCTTCGGTCATTTTCATAGGGTGGACATTGGAGCCCGCATGGCGTTCCGGGAGCGAGGCGGGCGCAGCCTACCTCGGGGTGGCTGGGGCGCTTCTGGCCACCGCCGCATGGTCATTCCCGTGGCGCGGGACGGCCCTCATCGAGGGCGCCACGGGGCGCTTCATGGACACCGGGGCGATCCGGACCGCGGACGGGAAAGAGAAGAAGGTTCTCGTGCCAGAGATTCAATATGGTTCGGCAGGCGCACCCATATTCACATGGCTCACGGCAGTGTGGGCGGTTCTCGGACCGCACATGGGATGATGGACAATGGCCCTAGACCAGCTACTTGATAACGCCGACATCGTCGATCACGCTCTCGACTTCGTGAACGAGAAGACGGACGGGACCTCGGAGTACGAGGATCAGGCCACCTCGCTCCTCAAGGAGGCTCTCCAGACCCTCGTGGACGGCGGCACCGTCTTCGGGTCTGACATCGACGAGGAGTGGCTCTGGCTCCAGAAGTCCCCGCCGGGCACCATCACCCTCCAGCCAAAGATTCCCGTCACCTTCGCTGCCGACAACGGAAGCCAGTCCATCGACTTCGGATCGGAGCCGGTGGCCAGCATCGACTCCAGTGTGGAGGGCTGGTTCTTCAAGGCCGATGACGAATCTGACATCTACCGCATCGCCACCCACGACGCAGGCGGACACTACGCCTCTCTTGACAGTGTCTTTACGGGCACGACTACCTCCAGCGACAGCGGAAAAGTATTCAAGCTGGAATACGATCTCCCCTCGGACTTCCTGCGCTTCTACGCACCCATCCGGGCGCAGCGCGACCGCCAGCGCGAGATCACGGTGGGGACGGAGGAGGCCATGGACCGGGATTGGCCCCTAGTGGACGTGGAGGCTGGGATGCCCTCGCGGGCCGCCTTCTCGGATCGGGACACCCTGCGCTTCAACCGCTACGCCGACAAGGATATGATCCGGCTGGAGCTTCCATATCTCTACGATCCGGGCAGTCCGGCCAACACAATCGACGCGACGCTGCCTGTCCCGGAAGCGCATTACGGTTTTTTTGTCTTCTATATCGCCCATTTCATTGCGATCCTGAAAAAAGAGTCCGACAAGGCCGCGCAGGCGGAGCGCTTGGCGGCCAATGCCCTTTCGCGCATGATCGCGGCCAACCGCCGCGTGAAGAAGTCCGCACAGCGGAGCTTGGGCAAGATAATCCCGCGCCAGGGAGACCTGGATCGGTTCAACAGGCCAGTCAGAACTTCGGGCGGGTTCATCATCACGGGGTAGCCGGTGTCTTACGACGGAATTGTTGCGGTGATGAGGTTTGGGGTGCGCGGCCAAAATGGCAAGCGCAACCAGAGCACCATTCCAAGCGACGCCCTGATCGACACGCAGAATATAGACATGAGCGAGGGAATCGTCAGGGGGGAAGGGGGCGCCTCGCTCTACACGAGCCAGGACGTTGGGAACTCCATCGATGTGCTGGGCGGGATCGACTACGCCGTAGGCACGACGACACAGCGTCTGGTCTGCGCTTTTTCTTCAGGTGATGTGAAGATGGATGCGGGGACGGGCCTCTTCCCCACCCTCCTGGACACGGGCCGGGACACATCGGCGCGCACGTTCTTTTCCGAGGGCGGCAACGAATCGCAGGGACGATCAAAAAAGCTGTTCGTGGCAAACGGCGTGAATCCTGTCCTTGTTATCACGGGCGACGCATCTTCGACAGGTGATATATCGGCAGCGGCGGCCGACTGGACGGGCGCCACCCAGCCACAGAAACTTGTGTCGCACCGCGGCCGCATGTGGGCCTGGCTGAACGACCGCATATACTGGAGCGACCCGGACAACCACGAGATATTCCACACCACGACCGGAGACGCTGGAAGCATTTCCGTATGGCCCGGGACAGGCGGCGCCATGCGGGATGCCGTAAGCTACAAAGGCCGGTTGTTCCTGTTCAAGCAGCGCTTCATAGGATGGCTGGACGATTCCAGCGCCACCACATCGAACTGGATCGTGGAGAAGTTGACGGACGCGCTTGGGGTCGCCGGTACGGATTGCGCTGACTTGATAGACGACGACATCGTGTTCCTAAGCCCGGAGGGGGGCATACACTTACTTGGCGCCGTGGAGAGTTTCGGGGACGTGAAGAACTCGGATTTGTCCGCCCCTGAAGACATGAATAAATGGATTCGGGACAACGTGAATTTTGCGCGCATAGGGAATTCCACCGTCAAGTATTACCCCAACCGGAAGCAGGTTCATGTCTGTGTGCCAACCGGGAACGCCACCGTGCCGGATGCGCGCATCGTTATCGATATGAACGGTCAAATCCCCAGGTTCCACATCAGCAACAGGGACGTGGTCAAGTCCATGTGGATGTACCGGGACTCGGGCGGCGTGAAGCGGCCAATGATCGGCGACAACGACGGTCATGTATACCGCCTGGATCAGTCATCCCGGACCCACGGCCTGAACGGGGCCTATACGTCATTTTTCCAGACCGCAAACAGGGACTTCAGCGACATCGATCCGTCTTTGGCGAACAAGCGGAAGAATTTCGATTTCCTGGATATAAAATTCGAGGAGATTGGGGGCTGGCACATACCCGTCGAGATCTACATTGACGGCGTGAACACACAGACCGTCAGTTTCAGGATGTCATACGGACAATCCGAATTGGGTTCTTTTGTCCTGGGAACGGATGTGTTGCTGGGGCTATCCGGTTTCCCGCCCTCCATCCGCCGGGCGCGTATCAGGGGGAGCGGCCAGTTCTTCGGCATCAAGCCCATCAGCACGGGGGACTCCCAGGAGTTCCTCCTGAGCGAGGCACGTGTCTACTTCACCGTGGCGGACGAGAGGCTTTCGGCATGATAGAGATGAAGCGGCCCGATTTCATCGAATATTTCACGGACGTGCGCGGCCGAACCCACATCCGGAACGTCTACTGTAAGTGTTGCGGAACGCTCATCCAGCGCGGAGACATCGTCCGGGATCGGGAGGGCGTCCCCGTCCCACGTCTGCGGCCTACGGATCAGTACGTGGACCTCTATGTGGCCTGCGAGGCGCGTGACGGAACGCATCGGCGCAAGTCCACTCCCGTGTGCTCGGACTGCGCGTCCCGTGACATCGGGCCGGACGAACTGGAGGCCATACACCGCTGCGATTGCGAGCGGGGCAGGGAACGCCACGCCCACTCCGGCAACCTGGATCCGAAGGTCATCGCGGACATGGAGGACCGGGAGTCGATGCGCCCGATACGGAAGATCGGCTACTGCGTCCCAGGCTATGCCATCACGGGGGAGGGCCGGTGAACGTGGCCTCTACGGTGCGGGTGATGCGGCGGGAGGACCTGGAGGCCGCCCAGCGGCTGAACGGAGGGGAATTCCCCAAGTGCTTCCTGGCCATGGTGTACGAGCGGGACGGGGAGATACTGGGCTGGGCATCCTGCCGTGCGGACAATGGATTGCCGGTGCTTCAGGCGGCGGTGGGGAAAAAGATGACCGGCTTCTCGGTGATGCGGCTGGGCGAAGCCATGGAGGATTACCTCCGGCGCATTGGCATCTATATGTACGTCTTCGCCGTTCACGTCAAGCGGAAGCGGTGGATCGGCGTCCTTGAGCGGCTTGGCATCTTCGAGCGGTACGCGAACAAGGCGATGCACGCCTGGTTCCAGAGGAGGTTGCGCTGATGGGAAGCACCAAGGTCTCCACCCCGGCCCCCACACCCAAGAGCCAGCAGGAGCTGGACCTTGTCTCGGCGCAGACCAAGCAACTGGAGAACCTGACGCGCATCCAGGAGGAGCAGTTCAAACAGTTCCAGGAGTTCGCCCCGGCCCAGATGGAGGCTTTCCAGACCCAGGCCGATTTGGCCAAGCTGGCGGCCGAGGCGGCTAGGGCGGATAGGCCCCTCCTGGAGGAAACGCGGACGGCCCAGACCGAACTTCTGCGCCTCTCCCGGGAGGATGCGGCCCGGCGGGCGCAACTGGAGAAACTCACCCTTCCCGTCCTCCTGGAGTCGGCGGGCCAGAAGCCCATATTCGACGAGGCTGGCAATCTGGTTTCACTGGAGGCGCTTCCCAAGAGCGAACTGGAACTTCTCCAGGAGCAGTTCGCCCTGGAGTCCACCCAGGAGGCGCTGAAGGGCATCCGGGGCGAGGTCCCGGTGGGAGACCCATTCGAACGGCGCATCGCACAGGATCGGACGGCCCTTCGCGAGCAGCTCAGGCGCCAACTCGGCCCAGGCTTCGAAACCTCAAGCCCGGGCATTGAGGCGTTGTCTCAGTTCGAGGCCCTGGCCAACGAGGCCCGTGAAAACATCCGCTTCGGGCGGCTCTCGCAGAGCGCAGCGCTGGCCGAGGTGGGTTCCGAACGCCTTAACCAGGGCCTCCTGCGCGATTTGGAAATCCTGAGCCGGGAGCGGGCCAGTAGCATCCCAGGGGCCTTCGGGGTGGCGTCGGGCACGGGGAGCAGCGCCAGTGAGTCCCTGGCCCGGGCCTTCGCGCTATCAGGCGGGGTGACGCAGCCCGGATCGGACGCTCTTCTTCGATCTGCGGACTTGGCTGGCCGGGCCGGGGCATTCGCCGGGGACATCGCGGGCGGCTTCGCCCAGGACCGCAGGATCATTGACGCCATGAACCAGCAGGCAGCCATCCAGTCGGCGGCCAACCGGGCGGCCCGGACGTCCTCCATCTTCGGGGCGCTGGGCTCGGCCGCCGGGGTGGGCGGAGGAATCTTCGCTGCATCCAGGAAATGGACATAGGAGCAAGTCATGGTCCAAGCCTTCCCGCAGCCGCTCGACGCCTTCACCAGGGGCTTCCAGGGGAGCTTTCTGCCCATATACCAACTCGCCACAAAGGCCAAAGAGAAGGCGGAAGAGCAGAAACTCCTGGCCGAGAAGCGCGAGTCCGACAAACAGATGAAGATCGCTGAAATAGGAATCAGCGCCCTCAAACTCCCGAACCCGCGCGTCCGCAGGCAGGCGCTCGGCATCCTGGCCGGTAAACTGAGCGGCGGGGACAAAGCTCTGGCAAACCACATCGTGACCAGTATCACGAACCTCTCCGACGAGGAGCAGGCCGTGATGGCCAAGGACCTGTCCGACTGGCGGACCTCCGTCCTGGGGGGCCACAAGCCCTCTCCAGAGCTTCAGGCCTCCATTGACCTCTACAGCCGGGCCTTCATGAGCGGCGAGAAAAGCATCGACGACCTGATGAAGGCCTCCGAGCACCTGAGCAAGCGAGCCGGTGAGGAGCAAGCGGCGGGATTGCTCAAGTCGCCCGGATCGGGCGCGGAGACGGCCCAGCCCTCGCTGGGCGCCGCGCCAGGGGCCGCGCCCGAGGCCCCCGTCATGGCGGGTCCTGGCACCGAGCCGGGTGGGCGAGGATCCACTGCCCTGGCGCAGGAGATCCTGGCCCGCGTGAGAGGCGGAACACCCCCATCCCAGGCGGCGGTGACGCCACCGTCTGCCGGGTCTCCCTCTCCTGGCGGCATCGACTTGGCCACGGCCCCTATCGAAACCCTGCGCCGCCTCCAAGCCCGTGCCCTCACGCTAGGAACCACCCAGGGCGCAGCGGCGGCCGACCGGATCGGCAAGTTCATCGACAGCCGGATGAAGGCCATGGAGGCCAAGGCCCCGGCGACCCGCGAGGTGAAGCAGGGAGACAACGTCATCACCCAGGAGTTCGATCCCGCCACGCGCTCATGGCGCACCATCGGACAGGCGAGACGGTTCCAGCCAAAGGATGAGAAAGCGCCCGTCACCCGCGAGGTGAAGCGTGGGGATCGCGTCATTACCCAGCAGTGGAACCCGGAGGCCAAGAAATTCGAGGACGTGGCCGAGGCCCCGAGGTTCCAGCCACGGGAGGAAAAAACCTACGAGCTCTCGGCCCTCCAGGCCATTCGAGACAAGTTGGCAAAGGACGACCCGAAAAGAAAAGAAATCGACAAGCGTATAAGCAAGCTGACGGAAACCACCTCGCGCTTCATGGGATACGACGAACAAGGTCGGCCCATATACGCCGAAGGCGCAGCGGCCCTTACCGTGGCCGAGAAGGGAAAACTCCAGCAAGAACGCAGATTGGGCGAAATCATCAGCTTGGAACTCCAGGAACTCAAGAACACTCTCAGCAAAAGTGATGTGGGTATACGCGGATACCTGAATGAACTCAAGAACACGGTTGGCGCACAACTTATCCCCGCGCTGAACGATCCAAGCGTGACGAAGAACCGAAACATCATGCGCAGTATCCGTGAGAAGGGAATGCGCTTGATGACCACGGACAATCGTTTCAATGTCCAGGATCGCAAGGCAATCGAGGCCATGTTCCCGTCGGACGGAATCTTCGAGAGCGCGGAATCCGCCAGAGACAAGATTTCCATGCTAGGCCAGATCATCAAGGATCGGACCAGTTTCGTGTCGGGCCAGTTGAAGGATCGTATCCCCATCCACGAAATGACGCTACAGGAGCTCGGCGAAGCGTACAAGAAAAAACTGATCGACAAGGTGACGGTCGAGCGCGCATTGCGCCTTTTCCATGGGTTTGATTGATGCCTAAGACAGAAGATTTCTTCAGACAATACGAGCGCCCCTTTAAACTCCCCACGGGCGAAATCTCGAAAGAGGCTCCATTCGTGCCAGCCGCTCCCCGCCCTTCCTCCGCTGTCAGTGCAGAAAGGGAATTGTCCCGATTTGAAGCGGAACATGAGGGCGTGGATATCCGGTCCGGTGGTCCTTCCTCGCTCCGGATGAGGCTCTCTTTCCAGCCGGACGAAAAAGCCAAGGAAAATATTCTCGACAAGGCCATTGGGAAGGGCAACTGGCGGCGCGACAAGGAAGGAAATCTCATCATCCGCCACGGCGGCAAGGACAAGTTGTTGGACGAAAGGGGCTTGTCCTGGGGAGACTTGGCGGACTTTGTCGGTTCCATGCCGGAGGTCGCCGGTGGGGCTCTTGGAGTCGCCGCCGCGGCCGCGCTCGGGCTTAATCCGGCCACATGGGCGGGCCTTCTGGGAACGGTCGCCATCTCCTCCTTCATGTCGCAAGCCGCCGGGGCGGGCGGGGAAGAGGCATCCAGGGCGGTTGAAGGAATACCACGATCCAAGACGATCGCTTCGCGGCGGACGGCCGGGACTGCCATGGAACTGTCTATGGGCTTTGGTACTGGCACCATATTGAAACTACTGCGCAAGGGGGCTGGCATCATTTCTGGCCCCTTTTCCAAGGGCGTGCGATCAGAGGAATCTCAGTCCGTCGCCGAAGCGGCGACACGGATGCGGGGCGAGAAAGCGAAGATCGATCTTTCCCCGGCACAGATCACGGGGTCGCCCACACTTGCCCGCGTGGAGGGTATGGCCGAGAAAATTCCGGGCGCTGGAGAGCCCATCAAACGGGCACAACAGGCCCAGGACGAAGCTCTCCGGGCTTACCAGACCCGCGTGGCGGGTCCTCCCGAGGAATCGCTCTCCATAGGACAGAGGATGACCGCTGAGCTTGAGACTCAGCGGCAGATTCCGGAACGGGCCGCGGCAATGGCTCGCGAGGAAGTAGAGCGGCGCTCCCTGGCGGGCATGGGTGCAGTTCGTCGCGACATATCTCCGGTCGTCCAATCCGTTGAGGAGGCGGGAAAGAAAGGCCTCGCTGGCGTCCTGGCGCAACGGGAGACATTCCGGGAAAGGGTCAAATCTCTGTATCAGGCCGTCCGGGACGAACCAGGAGGAAGCGATGCGTTCGTCCCCACGACGCACGTCAAGGCAGAGGCAAAAAAGATACTGAACGAGCTGCCCAAAGAAAAGGGCGGACAGGTGGCTCGGGCCTATGTTCCAAGCGAAGTGAGGAGGTTCCTGGAAGGCCACGACAGACTGTCAGATGCGATGACCATCGATCAGATTATCCAGATGCGCCGGATCGTAAACGATGCCATCTCGCAGGGGGAAGGCCTCCCTGGCATCAGTACGCGCTATCTCCGCAACATTTCACATGCCCTGACGCGCGATCTGGATGAGGCCGTTAAGAGCGCCCCCAATCCCGCCATCGCCAAGAAACTGTCTGAGGCTTCCCAATACTACAAGGGGAATTTCCAAAAATTCCTCGAACCCGGAATCGCCGAATTCTTCCGCGAGCCGACACAACGGGGCGGAGTCACTCCCATGAGTCTCGTGGAGAAACTGTTTTCGGGGCGAGGGGACGTGGATCTCGCCCGAAAACTCAAGGGACTCCTGCCAGAAGGCGATTGGAACCAGCTTCGCGCCGCCTCATTCGACTGGATGCTGGAGAGGTCGCAGAACATTCTTTCCCCGGGTGCCATAGATCCCAAGCGGCTGGCATCTTCTCTCGAAACGATGTCGCCCGAGATGCGGCGGGAGGTGTTCGGCAACCGATGGGGAGAGGTTTTATCCTATACGCGCGCCTTGGCCGCCAGATACGGGGAAATACCCTTAGATAAGGTGAAGGACTTAGGGGACAACCTCGTGGGAGGCCTACGCCGGGCCGCCAAGATCGAGGAGAACGCAAAACGGGAATTCGAAAACTCCATCGTCCGTCCGTTCTTAAAAGATAAAATAGGCGAGACGGCCATCAACCCCGAGGAATTCGTCCGGCACATGATGCGGACGGGAAGCCCGGGGCAGATTGCACAGACCATGCAGAAATTCACGCCCGAACTAAGGGAGAAAATCCATAACAAGGCGATTCAGCACATTCTGCAAGACTCGGCGCGAAGCCCAACGCCTTCGGATGTTATCAAGGAACTCGGCGACAGGCCCGGGTTCGTATTGAGCGGAAGATCTCTCCTCAAGAACCTTTCCAACGGATACGGAAAAGACGTTTCCACGTCATTGGCCCGGCTCCGGGCCATCATAGGTCCGGAAAATATACAACGGCTAAAGGACCTGGGGACCATCGCCGCCACGCGAGAACGGCAGGAAGAGGCTGCATCCGCCGCGGGCGGTCTCGTGGCCGGTACGATTATCAAGAATATTATGCGTGGGAGCATTAGTGGCGCGGAGGATATCGCCAAGTTCCGTCTGTTCTCCATCATCATGCAAACGAAGGCGGGGCGCGCATGGCTTACGAGCGGAATTGAGGTCCCGGAGGCGAGGAACTTGGCGAGGGCGGCTATCCTGGGGGCGGAAACATGGCCGAAGATACAGAAAGAATTCACGTCCGATCCGGATGCCTTGAATCAAATCCTGGAAACATTTGGGCTCGACCCGAAAGAAGCGCCGACGCCACCACCACGCAGAACGAGAACCGAGGACTTTCTTCGCCAATTCGAGGTCAAGTCGCCCCCAGAAACCGAAGCGAATACGCAACCAGGGCGCACTCAACCAGACATGCGGGAGGGGAATCAAAAACGGAAAAGAATCATAGAGAGGATTCCAGTTCCCTCGGGCCTCCTCGAATGAAGACATGCCTGCCCGACGTGGCGCGCATCGTCCTGGGCGTCATCGAGACCGTGGCGGCGATCGTGATGTTCGGGTTCCTGGTTCGGCACTGAGAAGAGGCGGAGATGAACGGAAAAGCTCCCTTGGCCATCGGAACCATCTTGGCACTCATCGGCGTGGTCACATTCGCCCTGAGTTTCCGGAGCAGCGTGCTCAAGGACAGTGCAGAGTGGCAGGCGGCGACGGCCTTTTCTCTGGCGGAAGGGTCCGCCATCAAGGGCCGGATGGATCGGGCCGAACGCGACATCGAACGCCTGTGGCAGACTGTATCCCAGCAGCGCAAGGAGATCGCGGAGAAACTGGAGAAGATATTCGAGCGGCTTCCATATCCGCCCGGAGGAGGGCCGAGATGAGGGACGAGCCGTGAGACGAATCTACCTGACTTTCCTGGCTTCCATCCTCATAATCTTGCTGAGCGCCTGTACGTCAGTTTCCGTGTTGCTTTCCAGGCCCATATCGCCCGGCGAGTCTATCCTCATCGCGCCCATGCCATGCCCAGGCATTCTTGAGGCCCGGGATACGGACGGAGACGGGATCATTGACGAGGCGGCTATCATTCCGGAATCGGAATGCCTTAAAGGGCACCTTAAAAATCCCCCGCCCCCGCCTTCCAAACGGGAGCCCCTACAGCCCATGAGCTGGGGCCAGGGCACGGGGCGGCGGGCCTGAGAAGGGATCGCCCGGGGGGAATGGCCTATCTACATCGGGGCACGGACAGTCCAACTCGGAGGTTTCGGGCGAAGGCACGCCATCCAATTTCTGGCGCAGGGGGATCAGCACTGCGACGACCGCGGCTTCGTGGAGGGGGCGTGGCGGGCCTTCATCCGGGCCGTGAAGGAGGCCCCTCCGGGATCGGGCTGTATGCTGCTAGGGGACACCTTCACCTTCGCCAATACGCGGAGCCAGAAGGCGTTCCAGAAGGCGATGCGCGATGCCACGGAGGACACGGAGGACACGCTGGACGCCTTCGTGGCCCAGATGATGCGGCCCGAGCGCAAGCGCCTGGAGGCCATCCGCGACAGAATATGGGGAGTGCTCAAGGGGAACCACGGCTGGCGCTTCAAGGATGACACCACCATCGAGAGCCGCCTGGCCGATATCATCGGCGCGCCCTATTCGGACGGGATGTTCGTCCTGGCCCTCCGGATGCAGCCCGTTGTGAGCCGCACGAACGGGGCTGTCCAATGCAACATCGTGGCGCACCACGGGGCCACAGGGGCGCAGACCAGGGGCGGCGACATCAACAGCGTCATCAAGCACTGCGGATACTTCGGGAACGCACATATCATCGTGGAGGGCCACACACACGACCTATATTGCGAGCCAGTCAAGCCGCGGCTGGTCATCGGGAACGGCACCGTGCCCGTGCTCAAGGCGATCATCCCGTGGATCGCCCGGTGCGGGTCGGCCAAGATCCACTTCAAGCCAGGAGCGGCCCAGTGGGAGGAGACGAAGATGTTCCCGCCCTCCATCCCCGGCCATGCCGAGTTCACCATCTGGGCGGAGCGCGACGTGAGCGAGCGGAGGCGCGTGAACGGAAGATGGGAGGGTGGAGACAGGCCCGTCGTGATGGTGGAGGGCCGGGCGGTGCCGTATCAGGGGCGCGGATCGCTGGGGGCCACGGAGGCTTGATGGGTGAACTGGCTATCGGATCTTCTGGCCGCGCTCGGTCGCTTCATCCCCCGGCTCATCCTCATACCGGCCACCCACCGCGGGGTGCGTTTCGGCCCGCGCGGCGGTGTCAAGGCCGTGGGTCCGGGCGCATATTTCTTCTGGCCCATCACTCACGCCGTCAAGACATTCCCGGTGGTCCGGACCACGATCAACCTGAGCAACCAAGCGATCATGACCGAGGACGATGTGACAGTATTCTGCTCCGCAGTGGTGGTCTTCCGGGTGACGGACATCGTGAAGGCCCTGGCCGAGACGGCCCACCTCGTGACGGCGGTCTCTGACATCGCCCTATGCGCCGTGGTGGAGACCATCTCCAAGTGGAAGTTCAAGGAGGAGGTGGCGGACTACCAGAACATGGAGCGGAGGCTGAAGCGAATCTGCGGCCAGAGGCTCCGCCCGTTCGGTATCTCCGTGGAGCGCGTGGCCCTGAGCGATTGCGCGCCCTGCCGGGTTATCCGCTTGGTGGGGGATACCGATCCGACCAGTTCGGTTTCCATTGAGCGGGACGAGATGAAGACGGCGAGGGATGCGGCGTGAGGGCGCACGAGTTCCTGGAACGTGCGGCGAATCTGGTCAAGGGAGACCGGGAGCGCCAGCACGGCGACAAGCTGGATAACTTCGAGAACATCGCGGCTGTGTGGGAGGGGGCCATCCGCCGGATCATCTACATGAAATGCCGAATTCACGTCCCGCAGGGATGGATGGGTGGGGAGCACGTGGGCGACCTAATGGAATGCCTCAAGGTGGCGCGGCGGTGGTCCGGGGAGTTCAACGAAGATGATTTCGTGGACGGCCCTGGGTATGGCTCTTGCTCGGGCGAGATCGTAAGCCGGAAGCGCGAGGCCAAGCCTTGATTCTCTTTCTCGCCACCGTTCTCCGTGTCTTCGCCCTGGCCTTCCAGAGCCAGTCGGTGAACCACGGCTATTACAGGCTGGCCTTCGGCGGATCCATCGCGCTCGGATTCCTGGACGCCCTGGTGTACCGCCATGTGCAGTTCATCGACTCGGACCTCATGGCCGGGGTCCTCATGGGGACGGGCGGGGCCATCGGCTCGCTGGTGGCCATGTGGATTCACATTAACTACGTTCGCAACCGGGAGAGATGAGGGTGAGCATTTGCCCCCAGTGTTCCGGAACGGGCTGGATACAGAAGGAGACACGTGCGCCGAGCGGCATAGTTCCGGACGCCGTGCCCTGCGACTACCCGGGATGCGCGGGCGGGATCATCTCATGCTGCGAGGGCGACTGCGCCCAGCCGGAAGGAGAGAGCGAAGATGGCGGACTTCCCCATCCGCGCAAACCCGATTGACTCCCTACAGTGGCTGGCATCGACAGTCTACATGGAGGCCGAGGGTGAGCCATATGAAGGAAAGCTGGCCGTGGCTTTCGTGGTGGCGAACCGCTGCCGCAAGGCGGGCATTTCCGTCCCGGACGCGGTTCTCAGGGCCTGGCAGTTCTCGGCGTGGAACACGGACAGCCCCACCCGCATGAAACTAGACAGCCTGCGCGGAGACGATCCCGTCTGGATCGACTGCGTGCGGGCCGCCACGGAAGCGATATTCGCCAGCGTCCCGGACCCCATCGATGGGCGGACGCTCTACATGAACGAGAAGGTGGTAATACGCGAAACCGGGTCGCTCCCTGCTTGGTGGAAGCTGGCGGGTGAAACTGACCCTGGGAAGGCCGTCGGCGCGCACACTTTCAGGCATGACATCTGACCGCCCGGAGGAAATCGGCATGAAAGCCCTTTTGCTGCAACTTGCCATCGCGTTCTTTACCCCGTTTGTGACCGCCCTATACAAGACCATCGCGGCCAAGGCGGCCGAACTCGTCCCCAAGGTGGCCGGGAAGCTGCCACCGAATACCATCCCCCTGTTCAATGCCGGTGTCGGCGGGGTGGTGGAAATCCTGGCGCCGCTGCTGGGCGGCCCCGAGACTCCGATTCCCGGCATCGGCATCCTGTCCGGCCTCGCGGCGGGCGGCATCCGGGATATCGTGATGAAGGGGGCGGGCAAGTAGGTGATCGCGGTTCTGGTTGGCGGGACCTGGGCCGACTCCGATGACGCCCCGTGGTGGCGGCCAAGTTCACCCTTCGCCCGCATGCTCGCGGAATCCGGGCACAAGTTCCCGCCGGAGCCGTTCCGCTGGACGACGAAGCTGGACGGCATCCTGGGCGAGAACTCGGAGTGGGCGAGGTGGGGCATGGCGCTCACTTGGTTCTGCCACAAGCATTCTGGCGGCCAGCGGGTGAATCTCATCGCGCACAGCCACGGCGGCCAAGTGGCGGCCTACGCCCTCTCGGTGGGTCTCCGCGTCAACGCTCTCATCACCGTGGCCACGCCCGTCCGGCGTGACATGCTCCAGGCATGGGAGACTGGCACCAAGAATCTTCGCCGGTGGTCGCACATCCATTCGGACGGCGCGGATTGGTGGCAATGGCTTGGGGCGCGCCTGTCGGGATGGCTCATCGCCCCGCGTGAGATGCCCGCCCCGGCGGAGAACATATACGAGCCGGGGAGGGGCCATTCGGAATTGCTGGTAGTGGTGCAGTTTGAATTTTTCGCCCCTTGCACGGACTTGGCAGGGCATGCGAAACTTAGCGGGCTATGCCAAAGAAAAAACTATCAAAGCCGAAGAAAAAGTCACAGCCGCCCAAGAAGAAAACCGAGGAAGATTTCAATCAATCGGCTTTTCGGGCAGTGAGAGAGACGATTCGTCTCAGTGAGTCGCTCCCGAAGTCGAATCGTGGTCGCCGGAAACCAGCTTAAATCGGAATTGGAATCCCTTCTTGGTTCCATATAGCCTTTCAAGGTTGTGCCTTAACTCATCGACCGTCCCGCAAGTGCTTGCTATTCCGATTACCTTCCAAATGTGTTCAATCAGCTTTCTCAGTCCATATTGCTCACTTAGCCATTGATGGTAATTCTGGCCCCGAGACGGCGTAGGGGCATTGTCCCGCAACCATTGGGCAACATCAGGGTCTAGGTATTCGTA